GACCTGTAGGACCTGGAGTTCCAACTTCAATTATAATTGTATCGCTCATCTTGTTACATCCTGCATTAATTGTACATCACCAGCCAAATAAGTGGTGACCTTACCATTGTTATTTAATTCAACATCACATTTAGCTAATTGTAGTCTACCAAAATCCAATGCTTCAGTAACAGATTCCAACAATGTAATACGAACATGACCAGCATCTGAATCAACAACGAGTGTATCAAATGTGGCTAAAATGGTAGAACTATCTGCTTTCGCTCTTATTTGAGCAGCCACAGTTGTTTGTGGAAGTGGTACCGGTTGATCAATACCATTTTCATCATAGTATTTTAACCAGATGTCCATCTCATAGATGTCACCTTTATAAACTTCAATGTTTTTTATACCAGCCATGATTAACCCCTTACCAAACGTGGTTGAGTACCTTGACGCCAAACGCCTGGTCCAATTGATCTTAAAATGCGTTTTACTTTAGTAGGTAAACGATCATCTGTAAGTCCTTCACGTAATTCTAATGAGACACCACCAACATTAAGTTTGCTGTATGTCTCGTATTGTAGATCTGTTAAATCATACTCTTCATTGAATTTGCGTTTATAATGAATAGCCAACTCACAAGTAGCATCTTGTAATTCTTTTGGTATTTCATCAGTGGGGAGATAATAAAGAGATTCTTCAGATTCACCATAATACAAATCTGGTCTGTATCCTTCATCTAAGTATTCATAATCACGATTTCTTGCGAATTGTCGTGGCCATTGTAATCGTTGGGTGGGAGAGTCAGTGGGCTTACCACTATACTTTAATTGATCAAGTCTGTTGGTGGAAGTAACCAAAAATGATTCTTTGTCATTTTCAGATAAACTTAACCACGAAGAACCATCAGGATGAAACTCAAAAAATGCATCTGATTCAGCAACGCTTATGTAACTGTTTGAATTGGTTCCACCTATTGTGCTGTCAAGTGCCATTTAGATTTCCTTTAAGATTCGTCTACAACCTTTTTCTTGTATGTAGATGTTTTTTTAGTGCTTAGTGCGTCCACTTTAGTTTCGATTGATTCTAATTTGGCCACTAATTGTAAATTCGTAGAGTTCAAGGCGGTTATCTGTGCTACTAATGATTGCATTGCTGCTTTTTGTGCATTAGAAGATTGATTTGCTCGTTCTTGTCTCATAGTGTCATTAAATTCTGACATTGTTATTCCTTATGTTATTATAGTATTATACGAAAAAAGGTGGCCACAATTGACCACCTTTATCATTGAAGGTTAATTACTTCGCAGTACCGTCTTCATTCAAAACGTTATGTTTCAAAGTAACAACAGGAATGTTTTTCAATTCTGCTGCCACTGCCCAGTTAGTTGTAGTAGCCAACTCAGCATTTGAAGGTGTAGTTGAAGCAGGAGTACCTGTCCATTTAGATCCCATAATGTGGAATGCTAAGCAGTCACGAACAACCAAGATTTCAACACCACCACCGCCGCCTTGTAATGGCTCACGATCAGTTTCAACAGCATTGTCTTGTATAGCATTACCAAATCCAACAGCACCATTTTTCAAAATGTATGTTGAGTATTCAGAAGCATTTGCTCCAGCCACTTTAGGTAAAGCATCATCAACAGCAACTGTGAAACCCAAGTATGTACCCCAACCAATGCTCTGAACATTAGTAGCTTCAAAACTAATTAAGTTCTGTAGTAACAATGAGTTGTATGAATCACTGTGCATTACGATTACATCACCATTTGAAGTATGATCACCCCAAGCAGATTTAGTTTCGATTATGGCACCAGCACCGATGTTTGTTGTAGCTGCAGGAGATGCTACATCAGAATAAATGTCATTTACATGAGTAGACATACCAGCAGTACCAGTGAAACCAGTTAAGATAGACACTAACGTTTTATTACGTTGTGTATCAAAATAGTCACCAACATTACCAGCGATTGCATCCATAGGATCAGAACCAGCCAATTGACCAGCTAAATCAGTAGTTGACCAAGATTTGTTACGTGCTAAACGTGGACAGATTTGGTTTTTAGTACCTAATTTCTCAGGTGTTGCGATGTCTGAAGGATCATCATTAGAAACATCAGTATCACCAGATGAGTCAGAAGTAGAGTCCCAAGAACTATAGTTGAAAGTTAAACCACCACCAGCTAAATTAGCAGATATTTGTGCGTCAATTGCAACAGCACCTGAGCTTAAAAGTTTGTTTGTTTTTGTAGATGGTTCTAATACGTAAGGTGCGAAGACCTCAGGTACGATTACATCAGAAATTCGAGTAGCAGCCATGTGCAATTCTCCAAAAGATTATTATTGTTATGTTTAAAATGTGGTTGCCCACAATAGTTATGTTTAAAATGTTGTTCATACGACCGCTAAATCATAAGCATCCCTTGGATAATGCGTATACAAGTGGCCTAACCACTTATACACCCGAACATTTTGTTTTAATTCAAATTGTATTTATGATGACAACGCAAAGCCAACTTGCTTAGCCATTATTTTAGCCTTTTCAGGATTGGACTTGTAAAATGCCATAGCCTTCGTTAAACTAAATGTGGTCTTACTTCTGTCAAATAAATTATCACCACCTGGCGCAGTTACATCTCCACCTTCACGAGAATTCATTCCAGAACTTTGTGTTCCCTTAAACGCAGACGTAAATGACTCATTCTGTCTCAATGATGTAACCAAATCTTGTAATGTGGCATCCCCACCCTCTCCTTTCAACATTAGTGTACCATCAGAATTAACAACCTCATAATTAATAGCACCAGTTTCACTTAATGAACCTTTTACTCTTCCATTAATAAGGGGCATTAACAATTCTGGAATACCATTTTGTTCATTGACCACAGCGGAGATCATGGTACCAAGTTTATCTTTTACTTGATTTGATTTAAGATTATCGATTGTGGTTTGTAATTCTTGAACTTGAGTTTGGTGTGCAAGTTTGATCTTACCAATGTCACCATCAGCTTCTGCTTGTTTTAGATTAGCAGCGTCGATGGCTATTTGTGCATCAGTTACACTTTGGGACATTTCTTGAAACTTAGCCACACCACCTAATGATTCGATGGTGGCAGCATCTGTCTTTAATTTGTTATTGGATGTTATTAATTCATCACGCTTTGCTTTTAATCCAGATACTTCAGCATCGATTGCTGTTTGGATTGCTGTTTGTACTTCTGCTGATTGCAATAATGTATCATTTGTTGCATTTCCAGTTACTATGTCTACCATTTTGTGTATTCCTTATGTTATTATGTTATTCTGTTTCTGTTGTATCATTATCAACACCATTTGTGGCTAATAAAGCCAAATCATCAATGTCTGTTGTGTAATACAATAAATTTCTACGCTTTGCTTCTGACAATACTGTAGTAGCATCCAATAATCCTTCTCTGTACATTTCTAACAAATCTTTCATGTCAGCAGAATCACGGAATGGTATACTGTATTCAGTATTAACAATTACATCACCAATTTGTTCAGGTGGAAAACCACCATACTGGGCACTATAAATTATTGCACGCTCAATAGCATTTCTTAATGTTAATGCCATAGCCTTTAACCACGAATTGGTCTCAGCATTATTTATTGCCTTCGCTGTGGCTGTTTCACCACCTGGTTGAGATACATGTAACTCTAATCCTAATACAGCCATCTCAGCTTTAATGTCTTGAATGTCTTGACGACCAGCACCAATAGCTTGACCACCATGCTCAACCCAAGCAGCCTTACCATCTTTACCTAAATCTAATACTGTATTACCAGATAACTCCATAGTCTCTTCATGGTCCTCATCTGGATCTTGTAATGGTTTAGCAGCACTAATTGTGAAAATAGGTACACGAGCATAATGTAAAATGTTCTTTTGATCACTATAAGACTGCCAATACTCAATGTTCTTTTCAGCTAAATCCATTAATGGTGGAGAACCTAAATAAGAACTAATACGATTTACACATACTGGAACTATAGGAATTCTGGTCATGTTAGAAGATAGAGTACCACTTTCATCTTCATCCATAATCCATTCACCACCTGTTGTGGCTTCTAGTGGTGAGTTTCTACTATAACCACGTTCACGGTATTGAGTATTTGCTTGAAATGAATCAACACCATTTGCGTTTGCTTCTGGATTGGTCCACAATTGATAATTGATAGCACCAGTTTCTAAATCTAATTGTAATACACGAATGACAATTTCAAGTTCTTCTTCGTGTGTTTCTTCATTAAAGGTGGAGCGTTCTTCCATGTATCTAAAGTATGTAAGAATTTCCATACCATTAATAATTTCAGTAATGGCTGATAGTAATTGTGATGCTTTAATGTGGACCCAATATGGACGAGCACCTTGCTCTTGTTCATCTGCTAAAGTAACCACACCATCAGGTCCAGTTCCATTAGCCACAGTGTGGTCAACTAAAATGTAAGATACACCTTTGTTTAATGCATCAGCAAATACTGATTGTGAGAATTCAGTTACATCTCTACCGGTTTGGTCAACATCATTTAATAATACTAATACTTCTTCAGAATCTGTATCAATAATAATCTCTCTACTAAAGACCTTACCAACACTATTACCAATGGTTCTTTTATAAGCATTCAATAATGTGGTTCTATTGATTCTGGCATCATAATTGAGTTCAGACTCTTTTGGTTCTTTTGGTAATAGTAGTTCACGAGCTTCTCGCATAGTGGTAGTACCACCATACAATGAATCAACAGTTTCCCATTGATCCTGTACTGCCATTACACTGACAGACGGTTTATCTAAATTCTTCATTAAATGAGTCCTCTTTTACGAATTTGTTTCACTTTATTTATAGGAAATTCATTGTGGACCAAGTATCTTAATCCATCTGACATGTGGTCCAATCCATTTTTCTTATCTGGAGCATTGTCCACATAAGTTAATCCAGTCAACGTTTTAATCAAATTTACACAACGTGGATGGATGTACAATCTAACATCACCATTAACATTTCTTAATAGACCATTAACTTCATTAACAGAATCTACAATGAGTGGTGCTGCTTTATCGTGGCCCATTAACATAAAGCCACCTTCTTGTAATAGAGTGTGGTTAGTATTACCTTCTTCAGCAACTGTATTACGAGACTTACCTGATGGATCTGGATAGATTACTTTCTTGTGTGTTCCAAATGGATGATTCTTATCTCCGAATTTTCCATAATTAGAATGTAAGTGTTTAATCATCTCACGTGTATTACTATTTTCAAGAAATGCTTCATGACATATCCACAATTCACGATGACCACTAAATGAATGAGCAGGTGGTACTATAACTCCAATACATGCTGTCATTGGATTAACGTTAAAATCCATACCAATACGTAATGCTAATGTCTTTTCTATTTCAGGTGGTCTTAATGATATGTCTTTACGAACATGTACTTCAGGTGAGAATTCATCATAAACCACACCAGACAATGATGTAAACGATGCACAAAACTCTTGAGCAAATTGCTTAACAGACATTGTGTTCTTAGCATCTTCAATTTCTTCTAATGGAATTGTACCAGCTTCTTCTGTGGTTACTTGATAACTAGACCACTTATCCCACTTCTCATCCTTTTCTGGATTACCACTCCAACCTCTATACCACAATTCATGAAAATGGTTATAGCCACGTGGAGTTCCTATAATAACACAATCAGCTTGATAATCAGCCAACATTGGTCTAACTATCCACCACACATCTTCTTTTTGTGATTGATATTCATCTAATACTAATAGATGTAGTCCATGTCCAACTAATGAATCTGGATTATCAGAACCATGACAAACAATTTCTGTACCATTGGTTAGGTGTATT